AAGCGGGCGCTCTACCAACTGAGCTACTGCGGCACTGGCGAGGGTGGCAGGACTCGAACCTGCTCCTCCGGTTTTGGAGACCGACGCTCTACCTGTTGAGCTACACCGACGCAGATACTGGTTCAGCCCCAAGGGTTCGAACCTCGCTTTCCAGAGCCAAAATCTGGCGTCCTACCGGCTAGACGAGGGCTGAATAGGTGCGACGACAGGCCCGAACGACTACGCCGTCCCGTTTTTACCTGTCATCGCGTCCGAAGCCCAAAGGCTGCGGAGGCGTGGATTACGCTTACTGTGCAACTCCAGTCCGTGGACCAGAACTCCTGCCTAACACCCGCACCCTCCCCCACACCGGTTACGACCGGGTAACAAAAAAGACCCCCGCCTTTCAGCGAGGGCCAGTTTCACGGAGGAGGATACGCTTACTCGGAAGACTTCGGTTTCGATCCGCCCGGCTTGCCGTCACCATCGCCGTCGAACTTCGACAGCGCCGCCTCGGCAGCTTCGGCACGCTTGGTCAGGGCTTCGATCTCGCCATGCTGCCGCGAGATTTCTTCAAGGCCTCTGGCCACGTCTTCAGTCAGCGCAACGATCTCCTCGTCACGCAGCTTCGCCAGATCAGCAGCTTCGGCCAGAGCGGCTTCCAGCTCCGCAATGCGCGGATCAGGCTCGCCGCTGCCAGCCACGAACACGACCTCTTCGGCTTCGGCCCGGCTCGCTTCGTCGCGCGCACGGACAGCCGCCTTGGCCTCTTTGTCGATGGGCTTCCAGAAGCGGCCCGGAACATCGTCCGAACTGAACCTAGAGCCCGCCTCAACCACGCCACCCGTGAGGGCGACGCGGCCAAGTGCAAGGTATTCAGCCATTCAGTGCGCTCCTACAGCGGGTTCTTCTGGACGGCCGCGACCACGCCGGCGGTGATCTTGCCGGCGGTGCCGGTGCCAGCCACGGTGTAGTTCAGGCGCGAATAGCGTTTGCGCGACTTGAAGGGAATCTGGTCGATCGAGAACTGATAACCAGCCTTCAGCTCGGCGACGGGCACGGCTGCGGTCGAGATGACGTTGTCGACGCCGGAGCCGAAGCCCTCAGCGTCGCACGTTTGATAAGTCACCTGCACCGACGTCAGGCCGGTGAAGGTTTCCGTCACCTGCACCAGGATCGGCACTTCCGGGCCGACGCCAAGGTCGCGGGTGAGCGCGACCGAGGAGCCGTAGGGAATGCCAGCGGCAAGGTGGTCGATGACGTTGGTGGAGACAGCCGTCGCGGTGAACGCCTGCCCGTTGGAATACTTATTGGTGCGGTCGAAGATCATGGTCCATGCCCTCCTTAGGCGACGGCGGCTTCGGTGTTGAGCAGGGCGTCGGTCTCGCGGATGGGGATGCCGCGATAGGTCATGACCTCTTGACCGGCGATCTCCATCGGAGTCAGGCGGACAAAGTTGTCCGACGAACCCTTGTTCTGCGCGATGGCTTCCAGCGCCTCCAGAACGTCGCGGTTCATATAGATGGCCTGACGCGGTGCGGCCTCGCCGTCCGGCAGGTTCGCGCCGGGGCGCGCCACGCGGCGGGATTGCAGGCGATAGTAGGCGGTGCGCAGGAACTTGTAGATGTCGACGTTGCCGGCGCGAAGTTCCGAGATGTCGATGTTTGCGACGCGAGCATTGTAGCGCCAATCACCGACCGACATGCCGAGGTGCCAGCGGAACTGCTCCTCCAGCACGTAGTAGGGGTTGTTGCTTTCGTCGAGCACGCGCTGGCGCCCGTTGTCCCGGCGGGTCAGGCCCGCGGGGGCGTCAGCCGGGTGAATCAGCGAGGTGAAACGGTCGCCCCAGGTCACGAAAGCGATCGAGGTATTGTCCGAGCCGGAACCGCCGGCCGAAACCACATTCGGGTTGGACAGAGAATTATAGCGGGCGAACAGGCCCTTCATCTTCTCGGGCGCGGTGGCCGTGTCGTGGTAGAAGATTCCGGTCGAAGCTTCTTGCGACATGGCCTCCAGCACGCCGGAAGCCTCGTTCAGGCGCAACTGATTGACCTTGTCGGCCTCGACCTCCAGAGCGCGCTCGTCAACCGAGGACAGTTGCTCCACAAAGCCCGTGGTGTCCTCGACCGACTGAGTATGCCCTTTGGACTGCGGAATGCCCTTGTAGAGCTCGCCCCACGACACCGACGGCAGGCCGGTCCGGATCGAGTGGCGGTGCTTGTTGCCGTTGTTGCAGGGAATGACCCACGCATCGTCCAGCACAGGGTTGGTCTGCGCGAGGACTTCCAGCACCGCGCCCTCAGGCGTCGTGCGGTGAACGTCGATCAGGTTGAGGAAGGAATTACCGATGGTGGCCATGTGTCAGGGTTCCCCTAGTTAGCCGTACAGTCGTGTTGCGAGGTCCGGCGTCGCCGGGGGCGTGAGCGGAGCCGCGCCGATGGCGGGCCCCTGGAGTTTCGAGACCAGCGCCTCGAGTGCGATGACCGCGTCCGCGCTGCGCATCTGCGAGCGGATGGCCTCAGCCGGTCCCGCGCCGATGGCGGCGATGACTTGACCGTGCAGGGCAGCAGTGCGGGCGGTGTGATTGGCTCCGAGCTTGGTCTGCTCGGCGGCGACGTATTCAGCGGTCTGCGCAGCGTCAGCGGCTGCGGCCTCGACCTCAGCGCGGGCGTAAGCGCCCAGAATCTTGGAGACGGCGGCTTGCGGCAGGCCCGCTTCGTGCAGCGCCGGCAGAATGGCTTTCGCCAGCGGGTCGTCGGCGTCGAAGGCGATGGGCTTGCCGTCTGCGCCGAGGATCGGCTCGTCTGCTTCCAGCTTGTAGGCGTCGGCCGTTTCCGGCACGCCCTCGCGGCGGGCGGCTTCGGCAGCCTCAAGCTCAGCCAGACGCGAGTATGCCTCGGGCTTCACGCCAGCGGCGTCGTCCCAGTAGGCATCCGGCAGAGCATCTGGGCGGGCGGGTGTGGGGGGCGTAGCAGCAGGTGCGGCGGGAGCGATCAGGCTCGCGTCGGGGGTGACCGGAACGGCGGTGGCCGGAGCGGCGGTTTCAACAGCAGGTGCGGCAGTGGTGTCCGTCATGAGGCGGACGGTGCGTCCGCCACCCCATGCTCTCAACGCACGGTCGCGGAGCCCTCGGCCATCTCGATGATGCGGTTCGCCAGACGCCTTGCGCCCTCGGCCTCACGCAGTTGAGCGTCGGTCGCGCCGATGTGTTGCGGCGCCTGAACCTCGACCTTGAGCCATGCAGCCAGCAGTTGGCCGTCGCGGGTTCTCGCCAGTCGAGCCAGCACCCGGTCGATGGTGTCTTCGTCGTCGTGGACCGGGGCGGGATCGCGCCCGCGCAGGTCCGCGAACCTACGCGGCTGGCGGGACATCCATGCCTCCCTGCGCCGCCGCTGCCATGGCCTGCTCGGCCACGATCATGTCGTCGGTCTTCATCACGATGTGACGCTCCTTCGCCGTGGCGATCAGGTTCTCCATGGTCGCCTTCGCATCGACAGGCACGCCGACTTGCAGGGCGCCGCCGATGGCCGTGGCCAGCGACAGAACCTGTCCGGTGATGGAGATGTCCTCGAGATCCTTGGCCTTCGACAGCGGGCTGATCGGCCGAACGCTGACGACCTTTCCTCCCTTCAGCTTGACCTCAGGTAGTACGCCGCGCTTGGCCAGGATCCAGGCCACGCGCTCGATGATCGGCAGCACCCACTCGCGGACGCAGCGGTCGCGCGGCAGTTCCTTGCGGCGGGTGTTCCACGCCTTCTCGTCCATCCACTGGCCAAGGGTCGGCGGAGTCGAGCCGGGCTGTTCGGGGCGGTCCTGATAGGCGGCACGCTTGATCGACTTGCGCATTTCGTCCGCCTGGAAGAACGAGGCGTCGAACCGGACATCCGGCAGGAAGGCTTCGGGCGCCTTGGACTGCGGCGCGCGGGCATAGCCCTGCCCCGGCTCCATGCCGCCGTCGAAGTTCGACAGGCCGTCCTCCTCGTAGGAAAACGGCGGGTCGATCGAGCGGTTCAGGCCCTTGAGGTTCAGATAGCCCAGCTCATCCAGCACACGCGCGCGCGGCGTCGCCTTCTTGAAAGGACCGGGCCCCCATGCGCTGTCCGCCTGCTGGCGGAACCGGCAGGCCACGATGGGGCACGATCCTGCGCCCTCGAAGGTCAACGTCATGCGGACCTTGCGATTGACGATGATGCGATAGTGCCAGCGCTCAACACCCGGCGTCGACCAGTCGCGGTCGCAGCCCTCCAGCACCTTCTCCTTGCGGCGCTTCGAGGCCGGAGGCATGGGGAATATCGCATGGTATGTCGCGCCCCAGAGCATGTGCTGCTCCAGCGGCGTCAGCTCCATCTCGCGCCACTTGCCGGTCACGCTGCCGTCAGGGCCGCGCTCCATCAGCAGGTCGGGAATCTCGATAGGCTGGAAGTGCAGCGGATTGAGCGGCCCCATGTCGCTGATCGCCAGCGCCATGGCCGACACGCCCCAGAACAGGAAGCACTCTTGCGCCGCGTCATAGTAGTTCGACCGCTCGAGCTCGGCGAAGATCGCATCGCCGATTGCGCGGAGCTGCGGCGCGATCTCTCGCTTCTGCCCCTCGGTCAGATCCTCTGCCGGCGCGAACGTCACCCATCGCTCGTGCTGCGGGGTGAACGTCGAGATCATGTCCGAGGCGAAATCCTCGCCGACAAGCTCAAGCTCGTTGTCGAACTGGTCGTCTTCCTCGGCGGCCCGATCCTGCGGCGCGCTGTTCTGGTTCAGGCGACGATAGGTCGGCGCGGCCAAGCGCAAGGTTTCGTTCAGCCAGCATTCGTGCCGGTCGCGGTCCATCCGCGCTGCATCGATGCGCTGAAGGAGCTTCTTGTGATCGTCCATCAGTAGAGGACCGGATTAAGGCTGGGGCGCGATCCGGGGGCGCTGTTGCCGTCTCCGCTGCCGCCGACTCGACCGCCACCCCCCATATTTAGGCCGCCACCCGAAACCCCGCCGCCGCCCGCCCCTCCGCCCCCGCTGCCGCCATAGATCGGGACGGAGCCGCCGCTTCCGGCAGCGACACGCCCGAAGCGGCGCAGGCGCCGTTGCGTCGCGCCCATCAGCAGGGCTTGGGTCTCTTCTGTGCGTGCGGATTCGGCCCGACGCTCCTCGCGCTCACGCGCGGAGACGACGGCCGGGTCTTCCTTGGCTGGTTTGGGGCTTCTCATTCCTGGTCGCTCTCGAACGCAGCGCGTGCGCCTTGAGCGACCAGATCGCGGTATAGGGCCTGTGGCCTCAACGCACGGGACCGGGCGCCGACCAGATGGGCGACGGCGGGCGTGCACCAGAAACCCAGGCGGACGCTCGGCGGCTCGGGTTCGTCGGGCGTGAAGTGGACGATACGGCGATCCGCCGGAAGGGCGTCAACCCATGTGTCCATCTGCTCGGACGCCAGGGCATGAATCATCGTCTGCTTCAGCGTGACGTCGTAGAGCAGCCAGACGCCCTGCTCGGCGCAATAGCCGAACGCAGCGACGTGGCGGAAGCCGGGGCGGCACAGGTTCCACCACCAGTGCGGACGCTCGCCATCGAAGAAGGCGACGTACCATGCGCCAGGGCAGCCGGACGCGCTCTGATCGAGGTTCATGCGCGCCTCCTGAACACGGCCTTCCGCGGGCCGCGGTCGAACACGCGCGCCTGCACCTTGGTCTCGACGGGCTTGCGATCCCGTCCGGCGCCGAACAGTAGATTCCCGCCCTCTCCCATGCCCA